AATAGTAAAATTCACGAGAAAATTTCAAGTTGTAGATTAGACACTTTACATAAAGTTTCCTATCAATTAGTTAAAGAAAATGACTTAATTGTGGTGGAAGATTTAAATGTAAAAGGAATGATTAAAAATTCAAAATTATCTAAACATATTTCAGATGTAAGTTGGGGTAATTTTGTTAATCTATTAAATTATAAGTGTGATTGGTATGGAAAAGAACTAATAAAAGTAAATAGGTTCTATCCATCAAGTAAAACTTGTAATTGTTGTGGTTGGATAAATCAAAATTTAAAACTATCTGAAAGAGAATGGACTTGTAAATGTGGTGAAAAACATGATAGAGATTTAAACGCAAGTAAGAACATTCTTAAAGAAGGTTTAAAAATATTTGGGCAGGGACTGTCCAATACAAAGGTGGAGAGGAAATCAGACTTTGGAAACAAAGCATACTCTATGAAGCCTGAAACACATTAGTCTTTAGCTAATGTGTAGTTCATCTAATAAACTGTTTTAATATAAAGCGGGCCACAGTGTCCGCTTTTTGTATTTTGAAACTTCTGCAATTTATAGAGTATAAAATAAGATATACTAAATGATAGACGATTTATTCACTGAAAACTACGATATGATAAATGAAATAGAGATTGCTAAACCCCTTAAAAAGGCTAGAAAAAGTAAAGAGTACCTTAATAATAAGGATTTGTATGACGAAATAGTCAAATCAAAGGAACAAGGTGAACTAACAACAAATGCTCAAAAGATGCTTGTGTTGTTAGCAGAACGTGCTATAAACAAGCTTAAATATGTTAGTGAAGATGATAGAAATGATTGCTTAGCTTTTGGTATATTGGACCTTTTAAAATACTGGAAAAGTTTTAATCCAAAGTACACTAATGCATTTGCATACTTTACTGAAATTGCAAAAAGAGGCTATGCCAAAGGGTGGAATAAACTATATCCTAAAAAATATGAAGGTACAGTTAGCATAGAAGGTGGCATAGATTCAGAAGGAATTTATTCAATTTAATGTCTGTTAAGAACTTAACACCCAGAAAAGGTCAATTTAAACAGGGTTATTACGAACAGATAAACAATAAGTACGTAGGACCCTTACCTATAATTTATAGATCCAGCTGGGAATATAAATTTATGGTTTACTGTGACAAGAGCGAGGGCATAGTAAAGTGGAGTTCTGAATCAATGCGAATCAAGTATTATAATCCAATCGATAAAAAATATCATCATTATTATCCTGACTTTTATATGGAGGTTTTAAAAGATGGCGAATTAAAAAAGTACATTGTTGAGATAAAGCCATCGTCATTACTAAAAAAACCAGTACAGCCAAAACGTATGACCGAGCAGGCTTTTAATAATTATAAATATACTGCACGTGAATTTACAAAAAATTATTACAAAACAGAAGCTGCCAAAAAGGTTGCGCAGGAAATGGGCATGCAGTATATAATATTAACAGAAAAAAGCCTTAAGTAATGAGCGAGTATATTTTAGAAATAAAAAACTTTGTCAAGAATGCAAGAGGTTTAAATAATGCTAAAGCTGCGGCTGACAAATGGTTTTTATCTAAAAGTAATGCAAAAGACGAAACTGCTATAGTAAAAGATAATAGCAGCTTTATGCCAGGTAAAATTTATATTTTTAAATATAGGCCAAAGCCTGACAAAGGGTCAGAAACTCAACAAGCTCCTGTATATAACGCAGTAGTTCTTTCACTTGGGCATAAAGATGGCTTTGATATAGGCATTGATCTTAATTATTTACCTGATAAAGAAAAGCTTTCACTTCTTAATTTTTTATATAAAAGTTTTGAAAAAAAGATACTTGCTGCAGAAAATAGTAAACCCATTTTAGCTAACAGCCAACCTCCTATTAAAGAATTTAATGAAGAACTTTTAGTTAAACTTGCAGGTAAAATGGGTATTGAATATGCGATTAGAAAGTATGAAACAAGTGAAAGAAAAGGCACATTTCTACTTTCTTATGAATCCTGGAAATATATACCCCTTTTAAATTTGAATAAAGGTAATGCTAGTCTCATAAAGATACAGCAGGCTTTTCCAGCTTACCTTAAAAAGAAGATGGCACAAAAGAAGACGTCCGGTAAAAGTAAATATATAACAAATAAAAAGAATAAGTAAATATGGCAGGTTTCCTGGACAGATTTGGTCCCTTTAGTAGAAATTTCTCTATATCAAGGTCACTTCAGGATTTAAGTAGTCTTGGAATGAAGTATGACGACATGATTATACGAAATTCACAGGCTATTGGCGTTACTGAAGATAGATTCGGATATACAAGAATAAATCCTTATGGTTTAGAAAATGAAGACTATTGGTACCCGTTTGCGGCTCTTTCAATGTCTGATACAACTCTTAAAAAGAGTATCAGTTTTTTTATACAACAATATCCACAGAAGCGAATTGAATTAAGAAAATTTGCTACACAAGACGAAATTGAAGATATTCTTGATACACTTTGTGATGAAGCAATAGTATATGATAGTAAGAACTATTTTGCTTATCCAGATTCATCTCATATAGGATTAAATGAAGATACACAAAAATATATTATTACAGCCTATAATCAGATATATCAATATTTTGGTTTTGCACAAGACCAATCAGGTTGGTATTATTTTAGAAAATGGTTAATAGATGGTTATCTTGCATTTGAAATTATTTACAATGATACTCAAACAGAAATTATAGGTTTTAAAGAAATTGATCCTGTTACTTTAGTACCAGCAGTAGATAGAGAAACCAATAAAAAAATCTGGTATCAACACAAAGATAATCCAGTTAAACAAAGAAAGCTTTTTGATTCACAGATAATCTATCTTTCATATTCATCTGTTGCTACAAATGAGCGCGTTTCTTATGTAGAAAGACTGGTGCGTGCTTTCAATTTACTACGTATAATGGAGCATACTAGAGTAATCTGGGCCACAATGAACGCTTCATATAGAATGAAGTTTTTAATACCAGTAGGCGGTAAATCTAAAACAAGAGCAAGACAGTCTCTAAGTCAGTTAATGAGTAATTACAGAGAAGTTGTAGATTTTGATTTTGATTCAGGGTCAATGCAAGTAAATGGCAAACCTATGATGAGCTTTAACAAGGAGTATTGGTTGCCATCTAAAGATGGTGAATCACCTGAAATTGAAACTCTAGCAAATGATGGACCAGATTTAAGTGATACAGATGCTTTAAAATATTTTCATGATAAGTTAAAGTTAGCATCGAAGATTCCTTTTAGTAGATTTGACAAAGATAGTCCAGCTACCTATGAGATGACAGCAGAAGGTCTTGTTCGTGAAGAAATTAAGTTTAGTAAATTTATAAATCGTTTACGTTCTTCGTTTCAAGAAGTATTAGTTAAACCTCTTTATGTTCAAATATGTCTTAAATATCCTGAGCTCCAAAAGGATCTAAGCATGAAGTCAATGATTTCAATTCAATATAACAGAGATAATATGTTTGAGGAGATTAAGAATATGGAAATTATGTCAAAGCGCTTAGAGTTCTTAGGTTCATTAAAAGACCTTACTTCAACAGATGCTGAGGGTAATGAAGTACCTTATTTTGATCTTGACTTCCTTATTAAGAAATACTTGAAAATGGATCCTAACGATCTAGATCAAAATAGAATTTCTGTTGAAAATAAAGCAAAAGCAAATGCTGCAGGTGAACCTGGAGCTGAGCCTGGAGGAGAAGAAGGCGGAGAAGAAGGCGGAGAAGAAGCAGGTGGCCTGGAACTTTAATTAAAATTACAAATATATAAATCAAGAAATTCGCAAAAAGCCAAATATATACAAAAATTAAAAATCCAAAATGACAAACAATAAAGTGTTATTAGTACTCGAGAGGTCATCAACAGAACTTAAAGCCACAAACAGCGGAGGTTCTTATGTCCTCGAGGGCATTTTCGGTGAGATAGGCATTAAAAATCGTAATAATCGAATTTATGATGAAAACGAATATTTACCACAAATTGAAAATTTGCAAAATAAAATTAAAAGCGGTAAGCTATTAGGTGAATTAGACCATCCTGCTACTTTTGATATTTCATTGAAAAATGCATCACACGTTATAGAAGATCTTAGCTATAATAAAGATACAAAACAAGTAATGGGTAGAATTAGATTATTAAATACTAGCTCTGGGCGTGAAGCACAGGCTTTAGTCGATGCAGGTGTGCCTATTCATATTTCTAGCCGTGCTGCCGGTGTCGTAGAAAAAAACGGACATGTTAAAATTAAGGAACTTTTTACCTATGACCTTGTAGCTACACCAGGTTTTGAAAATGCAGAACTTAAAAGAGTTAATGAATCCTATGGATTTGATGATGATGGTGATGTTCAACTTTTTGAATTACCTGGCAATTTTAATTACGATAAATATAACATAACAGAAAATAATAATAGTAATATGTCCGAGTACATTAAAAATGAAGACTTTAACAAGTATACCAAGTATCTAGCTACTGAGATGTCAAAAATCAATGATCAGCTTAAAGGACTTAAAGAGGGCAAAAGTAATGATGCCAACGAAGGTATAGTTAAATACACAGAGCACATCGCTGAAAAATTAAATCAGCTTCACGCTTATACTGAATCTTTAGCTATAAGTCTTGACAATTCTATACAACATAGTGACCATATAGCCGAAAGATCTAATAAAATGCTAGAGTACATGGAGCATGTCGCAGAAAAATCTGACAGAGGAATCCAGTACACAGAATCAGTAGCAGAGAGATTAGATCAAACTATTCAATACAGCGAGAATATTGCTGAGAATGCAAACAAGGTTATTGAGTTCACTAATTATTTAGCAGAAAATCTAAATAATTCAATCGAACATAGTGATTACGTTACAGAAGGTTTGAATAATGTAATTAAGTTCGCTGATTATTTAAAAGAAAATATCGAAACTGTAGGAAATTATAGCAATTATGTAGGTGAAAATCTAAATAAGCTTAATAAGAGACTTACTGGTGTAACAGAAGATGATAAACAAGTTCAAGTATCTAATACAGGATCTGCATCTGCTCCAGCACCAGCTGAAAACTACAAACAATCTATTACAGAAAAATTAGAAATTTTAATAGAAGCTGCTAAGAAGCCAACAGCAGCAAATAAGTATGAGCAAAATCAAACTCTTAATGAATCTGCCTCAAGATCTAAAGTTAATGTACCTGTTTTCATTTCAAAAATGCCAGCACAGTACAAGCCACTTTGGAATAATCTTACAGAATCTAGAAAGAATGAGATTCTTGCTGAATCTACGCGTTACAGTCTTGTAACAGAATACCAAATCAATAATTTCTGGCAAACAAGAGACTTAAGAAGCAAGCAAGTCGAAATTGAAAGAATTAATGAAACAATATCAGCTGTTAAACAATCAACTGAAAACAAAGCATATTCAGTAAATGAGAACTATCTTGAAAGTTTCAAGAGTCAGCTTGAGAATAGATTTGCAAAGTACAGTAAATAAAACAAACAAAATAAAAAAACATAAATAAAATGTTACAAGTAATTAACGAAGCGGAAGTTAAAGCAACTTGGGCTCCAATTATCGAAAGTGCTACTGGTATCAGTACACCTAGTAAATTAGATTGGATGTCTAAATATTGCCACTTCCATAAATTAGCAGAAGATTCAGGGATGTTAAATGAGAGCATCTACAACTACGTTCACATGAACCCCGGAATGAACGTACCAGGTATGGGTCCAGTTTTTGCACCCGGTGCACCTGGTCTTAACGTTGACTTCCAAACTCAAACTAGAGGTTCTGGTGATAAGCCTTTCAGCTTACTTCCATTATCTATGCAGGTTGCTGCACAAACAGTAGGCCTTGACCTTGTTCCTGTAGTACCAATGGGCGGTCCTTTCGGTATGTTAACATATCTTGATTTCCCTTATGCAGGTGGTTCACTTGAAACTCTTTCTGTTGCTAACGGCGGTTTCGGAGGAGCAGATGGTCGTACTGCACCAACAATGATTAAAGTTGACTGGGAAGCAGCTTTCAATACTTCATCAGACTATGAGCCAGGCGATATTTTCTATATCACTAATGGTGTTGTTGGAACTCCTAAAGTACCTTATCGTTTTACAGTAGTAGGACGTTCACGTATTGACGGTTTCATCATTTTCAAAGTTGATACTAACGAAGACACTTCTACTTATTCATTCTCTAACGCAACATGGAGTACAGGAAATCTTGTAGGTTCTGCGTATACTTTAGCAGATATCTTTAGTTCAACTGGTACATGGTATCTTTCTAGTACAGCAGCTTCTGCAAACAATGTATTAAGCGGAACTATCGCAGCTGTTGCAAAAAGCCCAGAACTTGTAAAAGCTCTTGAAGATCATGTCTCAGGTTTCTCTGGTCGTGGTTTTGCAACAGGAGATGTTACATCTAACGATCCTTATTTAAGAGAAGAAGGTGAATCTACTAAAGAAAACCTTTTAGGTCTTAAATTATTCAACAAATCTGTTTCAGCAGGTACTGTACAAGTTGCAGCTGGTGTAACACGTGAACAAGTTCAAGATCTTAAGCAATACGGCATTGATGCAGTTGCTCAAGTTGAAGCTGTATTAATTAACGAATTAACACAGACTATTAACAAGAACATTCTTGAGCGTTTATTCCGTCTTGGAGCTACTAATGCTGATCAAATCAACAGTATCGATGGTACTAACCTTAACTTATATGTTGCACCTTCTGGTACTAACACATTTAACTTAGGTAAAGGTGCTTACTCTAATAGTAATGTAACTATTGCAACTGCTGCATCAGTTCCTACTTCAGGTGATAATTCAGGTACTTTACAACGTAAGATTATGAGCAAGATTCTTGCTGCCGCTAACTTGATCGCTATTCGTGGTCGTCGCGGAGCAGCTAACTTTGCTGTAACTAACGGTCAATTAGCTTCTGCATTACAAGACATCGCTGGTTTCGTACCATATCCATTAAGCAACACTGTTAGCCAGTCAGCTGGTTCATTGTTCCCAATTGGTTCTATTGCAGGTGTTAATATCTATGTAGATCCTAACATGAGCTGGACTGATACTCGTATCTGTATTGGACG